TAAACCACTTTTAAGCACACCTTCTAATAATGGTGTGTCTGTTGCTTGTGATGCAACTGCAGCAGATTTAAAACCTCTTGATACCCATTCAAATCCTTGTGTAAGTTTTAAGTCAGACATTTGTGTAAATCTTTTAAATGGACCTACATCTGTAATTACTTTTTCTCTGTCTTGTTTTTCTTGTGATAAAAATTGTTTAGCTGCAATATCTAACAACAATTCATCATCAGCTTGTACACCCATTTGTGGTAAGTAAGACACTAATCTTTTATCTAGCGTTGGATATGCACGACTTACATCTGCAACTTGTTGTGCAAATTCAGGAGTTATTTGTTTTTTAAATAACTCTACTTCTTTCCTATTAGCAGTAGATTGTTGAGAGTAATACTCCTCTAATTCAGGTGGTATAAAAAAATATGGCTTGACCATTTAGGAATCCAATAATTGGTCAAATATAGGGTCTGGAAATACCTCTCTAGCTGCCATTAAAAAATTATCTACAGTATTTGTAGTAATTGGTTCTGGTCCATTATTACCTGGACCAAAAGGAATACCTGCAGTTACAGGTTCACTTGGTCTTTGTGTAGGTGCAGATAAAGATATAGGTTGTGGTCTAGGACCTGGTATTATTCCTCCAGAACCACCATCTATAGGTGGTGTGCCACCTATTGCATCTATTTGATTTTCTATAGCAGTTGTTTGTCCTGTTGGGTCGCCTTTTTTTCTTGGTGGTGCAACAATATCTTGATATGCACCTCCACCTGTCATATCAGTATCAGTTGCTTCTTTTAACGCTTTGCTTTTTCTTACCATAAATCTTTTCCTAACTCTGGATTGTATTCATATTCAAATGTTAAATTTATAAAAAAATGTGGGTGTGGTGTAGGTAAAGTTAAATATTGTTTTGCAACAATCATTTCTTGATTTTCTTTTGTTCCTGTAAATACATCTTCTGACCAATCTTCTTGATTAATCATGTCAAAAAATATATTTGTAATTTTATTGTTGTCCACCAGGACCTCCTGCTTATGCACCTAATACTTGTTCTATACCTGCAGGTTGACCACCTGGTCCTTCAGGAATTTGTGGTCCTCCTTGTCCAAGTAGTGCTTGTTCTTCTGGTGAAGGTTCTTCACCTTCTGCTGTATAAAACTTATCTAGTATCTCTGACATTTTTTGTGGATTCTTTCTTATCTCTATAGCAGCAATAGTTGCTTTAGGATTACCTTGTGCAGCTTGTGCCATAAGAGATTCAAACAAAACTGTTTCTGCTTTTTCTGCAGATATTCGTTGTTGTATCTTAGTAATGTTATCTAATCCATCCATGTTTTCTTGTAATGTCTGTGTATCAATAATTCCTTGTTGTTTTAATTGCAACCCTGTAATAATTTTTTGTGGTTCATCAAAACCTGCCATTACGCCATACACTCTTCTTGTTTCATATACCTCTGATATATCTGATGTAGGTGTATAAGATTCTTTGTACGCAGTTCCTTTGTGCCTACCTGCAATAGGTTTACGAACTCCAGGAAACATTATTTCATCATATTCTAATCTTTTAGCATCTAGCTCTTGTAGTGCTTCTTTAAGAACTGTTTGATATTCTCTTACATGCAGTGATGCAGATTGTCCTAGTTCCTCTAATCCCCTACCTGTAACAAATGCGTTAGGTGATTGTCCATCATCAGATACTGGATATGCTGCACCAAGTCGCAAGTGTCGTTCAAGTCTATCTACTTGTTGAAATAATTGATATGGTAGATTGTTGACTGGCTTTGACACTTGCGAACCAGGTGTTAAATAGTTAACAGCAAATCTGCCTTTTCTATATTTTCCTGATTCAATCTCACCAACAATATTTGTTTCTGTAAACACTGCATCTTCCATAGCAATAGTTCCAAGTATGTTAATTTTTGCCATGTTTGCCATAAGACCTGTAATGTGTTGAAATTGTGATTGCATTTGGTCAAACGCATATCTTTTAGCTATAACAAAACAAGGTCCTGACTTTAATACATTAGGCATAAAATCTATAATTTTTTTGTTTTCAGGTAAGAACACATAAGTTCCTTCCTCATCTCTATACTCAACTACAACTTTTCCATGTCCTGTAGAGTTAGCCCATCCACCTGCTCTATCTGTACTATCCATAAGTGCAGAATAAGGGTTTTGAAAACCATCATCATTTTCTTCTTGTGCAAATATGTACTGTTTAGCATTTGGATATTGTTCTGCCAATATTGTGTGTGGCACTCTACGAATTATTGCTAATTCTTGTGGTTGTTGGTCGTTACCAAATATTCCAGGATAACAACTGAATGGGTCTTGTAATTCAGCATAAGGATAAGGATTACCATCTTTATCTCTTTTGTGTCCTATAGTCCATGCTATAAAACCATAACCAGGTAACCATCTTGCAGCTTGTGGTAACTGCATGTGTAGTTTTTGAAATTTATCGTATGAAGTAACAATGCGTTCTAGTTTTTCTGATTTTTTTCTAGCTCTTTCGCTATCTTTTTCGTTTATAATATCAACTTTTAAATCAGGACTTCTACCTAGTTTCTGTGCAAATCTTTCTAGTGCTGTTAAAAATAAATTAGGTGCAGGTAGTTCGTGATACTCTACATTAACTGAATTACCAAGAAGTGCTTTTACTGCAGCTTCACCACCATTCATAATGTCACGAATCCTAGACCTATCAATCATTTGTTCTTGATTAATTACTCTTAGGTAATCTATTTTGTCGTATAATTTTTTACTACTTAAAGGCATTTAACTCCAATTATCTAAATCCATATTACTAGGTTCGTACCCTGAAAAGCTAGGACTATAATCGTACCCTAACTCTGCAAAGCGTTCCTTCTGCATTCTTCTTATGGCTCTCATTGGAAACCAACTAGCCATAACTATGTCAGTCTTTGTA